ACCAGTGAATTGGAGCTGCTCAATGAGGTACTCGTGGGGGTTCTGGGCCATCTTGCGGCGTTCGTCAGTGTCAAGGAAGACATAGTCGACGTAGAGGGAGGCAGCCACCAAAGACGATTGGTAAGCAGTGGACACAGATTGGGTTCCAGTGGTAACAGCAAGGGTCTTGACAGCCCACAAGCACTCACCAATGGGGCGGAAATCAATGTTGATCTTGACTTCGTGGTATTGGAGGGCAATCAAGGGGAGGGCAAGGCCGGGGTTGCGGCAAAACCAGAAAAGAAGGGGGACGTAAAGAGTGGTCTCGGGGAGGGCATTGCGAGGAGCGCACACTTGGGAAGGTCCACCACTGGCAGCGCAAGGTCCGGAGACGTTGGCGAATGAGGGGTCGGTGATGTAGGTAAGTTGGGTGGTGTTACCAATCATCTTGAAGTAGCCACGCTTTTGCTCGGAGGAGAGGGTAAGTTGGTTCCAGATGTGCATCCAGTCACCGAATTGACGGTCAATGCGTTGACCGCCAATCTCAACCTCAACTTGGGCAATAAGTTGCTCACCGATGAAGTCCAACCAACGGGCATAGACACCAGCATCGCCGGAGGCCTTCATGCCTTGGTTAATCTCGGGGAGAGTGACTTGGAGGTAGGTGCGGTAAGCAAGATCTCCGTTTCTGGAGATGGTGCATGTCACACGGCGACCGAAGTCGGCTTGGCCGGAGAAAGTTTGCTCAATACTCTCCATGGAGAAGTTGGTGTGTCTGCGATAAGAGACCTTCCAGAAGGTAATCTCAGGGGTTCCAGTAAGGAAAACGTCTTGTGCGCCATAGGCGACTAATTGCATTAGAGCACCACCCATCGTGTATGTTCGTTATATACTATACAAAGAAAATAATTTCTGAGAATTGCTAAATAATTATATTTTTTATGAATTACTAAATAATTATATTTTTATAAATTGCTAAATAACTTTCAAATACTTATTTAGGAAAATGCGTTTATATAATTTCAAATACAAATACTACTCCATACCATCATAATATAACTGCACTATTTCAATAGTTTTGGCTGTATTATTAGTCAGCCAATAATTTATTTGATTTTTTAACACTTCTAATCGTGTAGTCCACTCTTTTGTTTTAAGTCTATTAATTGCTAAAATACCAGTTTTTTGCAGCTTCCAACAGGATGATATTTTTACGCCAGTTTTATCAATATAATCATCTGGGTTAAATCGAATGAAAATAATTGGTCTATGACCCAAATCCTGTGATAACTCCATCAATCGTTTGTTTTCACAACTACAATCATATGCATTATGTTGATTTTCATCTATTTCTATAATAATAACTTGATATCCTAAATCCAATAATAAATCCGGACGCCTTTTAGAACAACCATCTGCTATTTTTTTATCTAAATACCATGTGATTTGCGGAAATGTTTCTATAACGTTATCTACAATAGTTTTTTCTTTTGTTTTATAATTTCGACTTATTGGTTTATCTGGGAATAAGTTCATATAACAAAAAAGACAATATCCCTCATATTTTGATGTTACATATGTTGAACACCATGTAGATAAACATATTTTTGAAAATACATCAACCATTCCATTTTCTCTATGATTTATGCAATATTTCGCCGATTTTATATTTTTGAAATTATAAACTGCTCTCAAATTACATCCATCAAAAAAACATTTTGTATGAAAAACATCTACCATCGTATCCGTTTTATGAGTTGAACACATTTTAGGCCTACTATTTCCTGGTTCATTGAATGTAGGTGCTATACTACATCCACCATATTCGCACCGCAAGTGTTTTCCGTCAATCATTCCCTCTGTTTTATGATCAGCACAAAAACAGGGTTGTGTATCTTCCAAATATTTGTATGAAGGCATTTTTGAGCACCCGGGGTGTTCGCACCGTTTATGTTTTATGTCCACCATATCGACCAATTTATGCATGGAACAATATACCCCCGTTTTTTCACCCGCTATATTGAATTGAGCAATCAAACTGCATCCTTCTTGCTGACACCGTTTGGATACCACATTTACCATTCCATCGTCCTTGTGTTCGGAGCAATATTTAGCAGTCGTACTCCCCGCCGCATTATAAATAGGAGTTGTATAACAACCAGCGGCAGCACATCTTTTGAGTTTTACATTGACCATTCCATCCAATTGATGATCCATACAATATTCTCCTTTTGTTTGTCCCGGATAATTGTATATGGCACGTTTATCACAGCACGTACACAGTTTATCTACTACATTTATCATACCATCTAATCGATGGGCTGAGCAATACAATCCTTTTGTTTCACCCGCCACATTGAAATAAGCGTTTTTATCGCACGATAGGCATTTCGGCATCTTTTGATAAAACTATTAGGTTTATATTACACAATAAATATAACAATATGTTTATGTATTTTTGAAAACTACATAAATAGGAACAATCTTAGTGTGGTATATACTCAACATGCGTCTAAATATCAAGAAACTCACAAAAAATGCGCAAATCCCTCAATATGGGTCTCAATTTGCCGCTGGAATGGACCTATTTTCGGCAGTAGACATGATTGTTCCTCCGCAATCCCGAAAACTAATTAGTACAGGTATTTCCGTTAGTTGGGAAAGCCAAGAGGGAGAATGGGATGAGCACCCTGAGAAGTATTATTTGCGTATTGCACCACGTTCCGGATTGTCAGTAAAGAGCAATATCGATATTGGGGCGGGAGTAGTGGATAGCGATTACAGGGGGGAGATTTTCGTATGTTTTATTAACAATTCATTAGATACTGCTTATCATATCCAGGTGGGCGATAAAATCGCCCAAATGATTTTGACCCGGTTCGACCAATTCCGTGAAGTTGTCTTGGTAGAAGAACATACGGAAACCGACAGGGGGGTCGGTGGATTTGGTTCTACGGGTAGATAATAATTGATATATGAGTGCTATATCAATTATCCCTATTCAAAATGATGCAAGTTATATGTGTATCAGTCAACGCGACCAGAACTTACAGATAATCGCATATTTTGCAAAATAAAAGTGGCTAAATATTCTTCCTTGAAAACCTCTTTTTTGTTTTCGTGTTTTTTAGAAAAAATGTATTTGTCTTGCGATTTTTTCACTGACCACCCGTCATTGAGTGCATTCATTATAAAAACCATTTTTTGATATTGGAGTTTATCGACGGCTTCTAGTGACATAGTTCTTTATATATTTAGGGCGTTTAGTAATTTTCCGGGTTTTACGAGAACGGTGAAGTTTTTTATTGTGTATTTTGTACGTTTTATTTTGTTTGCGATTTGTGCCACCGGCCAAGCGCAAAAACTCTTTTTCTTCTTCATTAAGTACACCATAAAGGTCATTATGCCCACGTTGTTTTGCTTCAGCTGCCATTCGTATTGCTTCAGCTTCCATTCGTATTGCTTTAGTTATCCTTTGTTTTTCTTGAGGTGTCATTCGTTTTTCTTCAGTTGTCTGATATCGGTTTTTACGACTTTTAGCTATCATTTTTTTGGCTCTTTCTTGTAGAAATTTTATATATTCTTTTAAACGGGGTTTTAAGTTTTTCTTAGCGTGTTTATCCACACCTAGATTTAAATCCATCGCGTTATTTTGTTCTATTACTTCACTGATTATTTGTGTCACGTCATTAATTGTTTCAGCTCTGTGAACTCTATCAATAAAATGATCGCTATTGAGTAATGTATCATTAATAGTTTGGATTGCGGCGTGTTTTGCTGTATTTAATTCATTTACATCCTTTGCACTTGTTACTATTTCTTGTATAGCAGTAAATGTTTTGGCATTACGTATTTTTTCAATAAACCCGTCTCTTTCACCTAGTATATATTGCATGGAGTTAACTTCTTTTATTGCCTCTTGTTGCATAGAATCAATTATATTTTTTTTTTCTGTTTGTCTTCTAGTTATCTCTTGATACAACTCCGTTTCCCTTGATTTATCATCTATAAATTGTAATCTTCTAATATCTTCTTTTACATTATTTTTAATCGATGTACTCTTTTCATTATTTATGATATTTGCATCTTCTATTATTTTGTCCATTTCTTCACGGGTACTAGCATACATTATTCCGTTAATCAAACCTTGTTTATCATCATGATCTATAAATTGTAGTTTGTCAATCTTATGTACCATATGAGCTTGGTATAGTATTTTACGTACGTCTTTTTCTAAATTAGCATTGCTAATTTGTTTAATAAAAAATTGTTGTGTATTTTTATTTATAAATTGCAGGTTTTTAA